ACACAACACAGGCGGTGGGTGTGAAGTCATAGCCTTCAGTAAGGATGGCCACGTTGACTATGACCTGCGCATCGCCGCTTTCGAATCTGGCTATGCAGGCTTTGCGCTCACTCTCCGGCAGATCGCCATGGATGACCACCGACGGAACACCGGCTGCATTGAAGCCATTGCACACACTCAGGGCATGTGCCACGGTCGAACAGAACACGATGGTCTTGCGATCGCTGGCCTTTTCCTTCCAGTTCCTGATGACGGCATCGGTGATCAGGGTTTTGTTGAGAATGGACGCGACTTCGTCCATGTCAAAGTCCACTGCAGTACGCCGCACCTTGCTCAACGCTTCCTGCGCGCCGACATCGATCACAAAAGTGCGGGGCGGAACCAGGTGCCCGCTTGCAATCATCTCGGCCAGAGTGATCTGATCTGCAAGATTGGAAAACACATCACGAAGACCCTGACCATCGCCCCGGTTCGGGGTAGCAGTCAGGCCACAGATAGCAGCATTCGGATTGCGGCTCTGCACCTTGTCGATCACTGCTCGGTAGCTGGGCGACGACGCGTGATGCGCTTCGTCAATCACCAGCAGGTCCAGAGTCGGAATCTGGTCCAGGTTGGCACCTTTTGAAAGGGTCTGCACCATGGCAAAGGTGGCGCTGCCGGACCAGGATTTCTCGTTGGCATCGACCACCGAAGTGGTCAAGCTTGGATTCACGCGAGAAAACTTGGTCCGGTTTTGACCAGTGAGTTCGGTGCGGTGTGCGAGGATGCACGCTTTGGCGTCGGGCTCGGCCAGCACACTGCCAGCCACCGCCGACAGCATGATGGTCTTGCCAGAGCCAGTTGGAGCAACAGCCAGCGTGTTGCCATACTGGCGCAAGGCCGCCAGTGTGCGCTCAACCAGTTGGGTTTGACGGGGACGGAGCATCATGGCGGCGGCTCCTTACTGCGCCCAGCTGGGGCGACCCGGCACTGGCGAGCGACCGGTAGCCTGGGCATAGGCGTTCGGGGCTGGTGATGCCTGCGATGGCTGTGCAGACGGCTGGCGTGCGGCGCCCATGAGTGCCGCGTAGTCCTTATGGTCTGGCGTGACTGCTGACTTAATGACGCTCTTGTCCTGGCCGTTCTGGTCCTTATCCCAATCGACTTTGCCGAGAAATTCAATGCCTTCCAGGTCCGAGAAACCACTAATACGGCGCGCGTTTTGCGCAGCAGGACTGCTGTCGCCTGGGTAGATGCCGCGCGCAGAATTGAGAATGGCCTTCACGAAGGTGCGACCCATGTTGGCCCACTCTGGACCCTTGGGGCTGTGCAGGCCAATGAGTGACCACATCTTGCGACGCGCATATTCACCATCCATCACCACAAATTCGCAATTCAGATAGACGGAACCTGTGTTGATGTTGCGCGTGGCAAAACCACCGGTCCAGCCTTGGGTCGCGTCGTCGTGACCACCGGGTTTGATGGTCATGCGCACACGCACGACGGTGCCTTTGGGGATCAGGTCGAAGGAGGTTTGTTCGGATGCGGAATTGAAGTCGAAGTAGGTCATGATCAGATCTCCTGAGTTGCAATGGATTCGGGGATGGCGGGAGTACCAGCGGAGCTGGCAGAAATGGGGCGTGCAAAGGCAAGTCGCTCGCTGGCGGGCTTGGCGGGGCCAGCGATCTTTTCCATGAGGCGGCCCAGGTGCGGTTCTTCAATGGCATCGAGTCGACCGGAACGATCCTTGGCTGGGTATCCCCAAGTGTTGAGCGTGTGGCAGACGAACGCGCGGTAGTTCACTCCGTCGTCCCCCTTGACCTCAGCCAAGGTGACGACCTCATCAACAATTCCTGGCAACTCCAGACCGGTCTTCGATCCGTCGATCTGCAAAGAGAAAACACGGCGATTGAAATCGTCCAGTGACTCGTTGAGGATGCCGACAAACCAGACGTTCTTGCGACGGGTGTGTTGCAGATGGGTGAGCCAGGCAATCATTTCTTGGCCCATCAAGCCGTACGCACCACGGCTGTCGGGCTTGCCAGTCTTCTCGGAGTACGCCTGAGGCTGCCCCTTGCTCCACTGCAGGCACATACGACCGGCAACGGTGATCGAGTCCACGAATACTGTGTCGTATTTGTCCAAATCTGTGGGCTCGCCAAAGCGCGCGCAAACCGCATCGAAATGCGCTTGGCTGTAAGGCTGGTCATCGCGCAACGCCGGGTTTGGACCACCAATGAAGACAGCGAAATCACGGCATTCCTGCCATGTACGTGGACGGATGGTGTCGCCCGCCCAACCCTCGACAGCCAAGTCACCTGCTTCCAAGTCAAAGAACAAGGTGGCTGTGGCTTTCAGTGTCCACAGCTGAGACGTCTTGCCGATGCCGCTTTTTCCAACGAGCACGCCCTTGACGCCACGCTGCTCAGCAAGACGCTGATCCGCAGTAATGATGGGGAGTTTCATTTGCGCAACTCCTTTTCAGTAGCAGACGCAAATGCCTCAGCGATGGTGGTCGTGCCAATTGCACCGCGTTTGCGCGCCGCTTCATACAGCTCTTCCAGAGCACCCGAGCGGCGCATGATTGCCCGGCTTTCCGCTTCGATGCCTTGGATGGCGAATGCGATGTCGTCAATGGTCGCGTCCATCAGCGGACGGAAGACCTCGTCTGGGCGGGTCGTGCCATTTGCAGGGATGCGAACAACATCAGGCAGGCTTGCCGAATAGAACGACAAACTCTTACGCAGACGGGTGAGCAGCGGTGTGGGCTCAACCGGAACAATGACCGTTGCCTTGGGCTCGGTTGGTGTGGCCTTGGGTGCCTTTTTGAAACTTGGGAACTTCATAGTGGTTACTCCTGAATGAGTGCAAGACGGAAGCTGGGCTTGCCGGTTTTGAGAGTGCGTGCCTGTACGAAGGCCGACTTGAGTGATTCAGGCCATGCGCCGAACTTGGTTTCGGACACGCGGTAGCTGATCTCCACGTACTGGGCGGGGTCATCACCATTGGCAGCGATGCGGCGAGTGATTTCTGCCAACTTGGACTGATCCCAGTCGACCTTCTTGGGCAGGTCAGCAGTGATACGCACGCGACCATCGTCGAAATGGACAACGCCCGTGTCCTTGCCCGCTTCCAGGCGAAGACCATGTGCGCGATCGGCGAACTTGAACTCAATGGCGCGATCAACGTGATCGGCTTTTGCCTTGGCCACAGTTAGCTGGTCAGCCGCATCGTTCTTGAGCTGGAACAGAACATCACTGGAATGCGCTGCCAAATCTCCAGCGGGTGTGGCGATCGCCTGTTCAAGGGTCAGTTGGCTCATGCTGCACCTCCTGCGTCTGCACGCTCAGAGGTGCTTTTGCGCAGGCTGTCGGTCTCGAACGCTTCCACGTCCTCGACGCGGTACAGCACGCGCCCTTGCAGTTTCAAAAATACCGGTCCGATACCCTCGGTCCGCCAGCGTTCCAGTGTGGCTTCGCTAACGTCCCAACGGTCGGCCAGTTGGCGTTGGTTGAGGTGTTTGACACTCACGTTTTGGTCCTTTCTTGTGATTGCGAAAACGTGCTGTCAGTGTCAAATTCGGGCTGTGTGGGCGTCAGCCGACGCCATGTACGGGCTGATGTACGGGCTCAGCCAAAACTGGAAAAAAAGGAGTCCAGAAAGCAAAAAACCGCCCGAAGGCGGTTGTGCGTGTTGGTGAATGACGATGGGGGTTCAGTCCAGCTTGATGCCATACCCGTCGTCGTCATGTTCGATGTAGTCTTCCCAGACTAGGTTGCCGCTAAATATGTTTGCAACCCTTTTGCCCTTTGCAGCCGCCCGTGAACCATAGGCGGCTATCAACAGATCTCCCGCTGGCACACGATTGCGCTCGTTCTCAAACTGCTCGACCAAATGCTTCACTACTGCGATTTGCTTGGGTCCTTTGATGGGCCAGGGTTTGTCAGATTTGGTGGCGATGGTCAACGTGTTGGTGTACGGATCAAAGCGAACCGGATGCGACTTTTCTTCCTTGCTGCCTGCGGGTGCCAGTAGCAAGCGATGAATCAGGTCAGTATCGATACATGGCTTTGCCGTGTAGTCCACGAGCACATCGGTTAACTGTTCAGGAGCCGCGCAATCTCAG